GACCGGGCTGGTGGCGGCGTTCGGAAGCTGGGAGGAGCTGGCGCAGGAGTTCGTGACGGCCAACGGGCAAGCCGACCAGGCGATCCGGGCCGAGATGCTGCGCGCCTTTTTCAACACGGCGCTGGGGCTCCTCTATCGGGACCAGAGCGCCGAGACGGTGAAATCGGCGCTGGTGGCGCGGGCGGTCCCCTACTGCGCCGACGGCAGCTGGCAGGTGCCGCAGCAGGTCGGCGTCCTCACCGCCGGGGTGGACGTCCAGCATGACCGCGCCGAAATCGTGGTCCGCGGCTGGGGCGTTGGGGAGGAGTCGTGGCTCATCGCCCGCGTGGTGCTCCGGGGCGACGCCTTCCAGCCGTCGTTCTGGACCCAGCTGGAGGAGTGGCGGACCCGCAAGCAGTGGCGCCACGAGTCGGGGGCCACGCTGTCCATCCGGGCCCTGTGCATCGACGCGGGCGACGGCGCCGTGGCCAAGTCGGTGTACGAGTATGCCGCCCCGCGCCTGGGCGCCGGGGTGTTTGCCGTGAAGGGGCACGGGTCGCCGACGGCGCCCATGACGCCCACCAAGCCGACCAAGGTCAAGCCGGGCCGCCTCTACCTCTTGGGGGTGCACGCCATCATGGAACGCCTGTATCGCCGCCTCGGGATGACCGCCCCCGGTCCCGGCTACCTGCACCTCAACGAATACGCCGGGGAGCATCCGCCCGACGGGGTGCCGGCCGACTACGTCGAACAGCTGACCAGCATGGAGCGGAAACGGGACGAAAAGACCCGCCGCTATCGTTACGTGGCCAGGAAGGGGGTGCGCAACGAGGTGGCCGACGCGGAGACCTACGCCTATGCCGCCCTGCTGCTGGGCCCCGTGCCGCGCGACCTGCTGGCGCAGGCGGTGGCGCAGGTCAACGCCCAGGGCGCCGCCGAGCGCGCCCGCGCGGCCGCACCCGCGGCGGCGGTCCCCAGCCCCAAGCCGACCGCCGCCAAGAAGGAGGGGATGTGGCTCCCGACCCGGGGTCGGGGGTGGAAGTGACCGCGCCGGAGCACGCCCCGCGCGACCTGCCGTGGGTGGTGCGGCAGGCGCTGGACGACACCAGCCTCCCTGCGCTGGCGCGCCTGACCATGTGGCACTTAAGCCGCTACCTCGACACGCATGAATACCGCGAGCTCAAGGTGCTGGCGCTGGCGCACGAGATGCGGTGCCGCGACGAGTCGGCGGCCAAGAGCATCCGGCAACTGCTCGCCAAGGGCTACCTCGACCAGCACCCCAAGCGCAACCCGCGTGCGCTCCGCCTGCCGTATTCACGCCGCGTGACCGAAGCCAGGGCGGCGTAAGCCCCGCGGCGGGCGCTTTTCCTCCCGTAGGACAGCGGCAAAGGCGCGTGCCGCTGTAGACTGGCGCCGGACGGGCGCAATGTGCACCCGTGCCCGATCCCTTCACGCAGCTCCCCGCCACGCTGGCCGCCGGTGACAGCCTGTCGCTGCGGCTGACGTACGCCGACTACGCGCCGGCGGACGGCTGGACGGCGACGCTGTACCTGCGGGGGGCGTCCGCGCTGGACGTCTCGGGCGTGGCCGCCGGGGCGGCGTTCGACTTCACCGCCTCCGCCACCGCCACGGCGCCGCTGCCGGCCGGGCTGTACACCGTCGCCGTGCGGGTGGCCAAGGCCGCCGAGGCGCGGACGGTCGAGAGCCGGACGCTCACCGTGACCCCCAATGCCGCCACGGCGGCGCCCGGGGAGCTGCAGTCGCGCGCCGAGCAGATGCTGGCCATCTGCCGCACCGCCCGGGAGAACATCCTGCGGGGCGAGATGCGGCTCTACATGATCGCCGGGCGCCAGGTGCAGCTGCACAGCTTGGACGACGTCCGGCGCGAGGAGGCCTACTGGCAGACCCAGCTCGCCATGGAGCGCGGGCAGGGCTTCGGGCGGCCGGTGCGCTTTGACGTGGTGGGGATCCGGTGAAGCTGAGCAACCGCATCCGCTACCTGCGGACCGCGCTCACCGGGCGCACGCCGGCATTCCCCAAGGCGGCGGCCCGCTATGCCGGCGGGGACCACAGCCGCCTGGTGTCGCGCTGGTTCGCCGAGCTGGCCGACGCCAACGATGAGATCCGGCTGTCGCTGGCCAGCCTGCGCGCCCGGTCGCGCGAGCTGGTCCAGGACAACGGCGAGGCCGCGGGCCTCATGCTGGATTTCGAGAGCGACATTGTGGGGGCCACCGGGGCGCGGCTGCAGTTCCGGGCCAAGAGCCCGCGCGGGACCCCGCTGGACGCCCTGAACGACCGGATCGAGACGGCGTGGCGCACGTGGGCGCGCCGCGACCACTGCACCGTGACGGGGCGCCTGAGCTTTGCCGCCCTGCAGCGGCTGGCCATCCGGAGCATCGTGTGCGACGGCGAGTTCCTCGCCCTGCGCCGCCGTGCGCCGGACACCCGCTTCGGGTTCCAGCTGCAGGTCATCGACCCCGACCAGCTGGACGAGACGTACAACCTCACCCTGGACGGCGGCCGCCGGATCATCATGGGCGTCGAGGTGGACGCCGACGGCCGTCCGGTGGCGTACCACCTCTGGAGCGGTCACCCCACCAAGGCGGAGGGGCGCCAGCGGCGCCGCGTGCCGGCCGACCAGGTGCTGCACGTCTTCAAGGCGCTGCGCCCCGGGCAGGTCCGCGGGGTGCCCTGGTTCGCGCCGTCGCTGGTCAACTGGAAGCTGGGCGCCCGGTACACCGAGGCGGAGCTGTACCAGTCGCTGCTGGCCGCGGCGCAGGGCGGCTTCTTCGTCAACAAGGACGGCGGGGCGTTCGACATCCCCGTCGACGAGGAGGGGAAGCCGATCCCGCTGGTGATGGAGGCGGAGCCCGGCGCGGCGCGCGTCCTCCCCGGCGGCTACGAGTTCCAGGCGTGGGAGCCCAAGCACCCGACCGCCAACTTCGGCGGCTTCATGAAGGTGGTCAAGCGCGGCATCGCGCGGGCCTTCGGGCGGAGCTACGCCAGCCTGACCGGCGACCTGGCCGACGTCAACTTCTCCTCGATGCGCACCGACCGCGTGCGCGAGATCGAGCAGAACAAGCTGCACCAGCAGGACCTGCTGGTCGAGCAGCTGTGCGACGTGGTGTTCGCCGACTGGCTGCGCATGGCCACCGTCACGGGGGCCATCGGCACGGTCTCCATCGACTCCGCCACGCTGGCGTCCTACGCCACCTGGATGTGCAAGGGCTGGCCGTGGATCGACCCCGTGAAGGACATCACGGCGGCCACCATGGCCGTGCAGCAGGGGCTCACGTCCCGGCAGCAGCTGTGCGCCGAGAAGGGGCTGGACTACTTCGAGGTCATCGACCAGCTGGCGGAAGAGGTGCAGTACGCCGCCGCCAAGGGGGTGACGCTGGGCGAGAGCGCGGTGGACCCCAGCGTGGCGGACGATGCGCCGCCGGCCGCCATTGACGGGGAGACGCCCGCGCGGACCGTGCTCCCCCTACGCGCGAGGAGCGCATGACGACTGAGACCGTGACGACGACCGACGCGGCGGACCCGTTTGCGCCCGCCACCCGGGCCAACCCGGGCGGCACGCTGTACCGCGAGGTGACCATCGAGCGCGAGGCGCCCGCCGCCGGCGGCGAGCCCGCGCTGCGCGTGGCCATCTCCAGCGAGGCGCCGGTGCTGCGCTACGACTGGCGCACCGACGAGGAGTACCTGGAGGTGCTGGACCACGACGAAGGCGGGCCCGACCTGAGCTACGCCGACGACGGCCTCCCCTTCCTGCGCGACCACCGGCTGGGCGACCAGATCGGGCTGCTGGAAGGGGTCACGCGGGACGCGGACAAGCGGCTGCGCGGGACGCTGACGCAGGGCAACCACCCCGACGCCGCGTGGCTGTTCGCCGACATGCGCAGCGGGGTCCGGAAGAAGGTGTCGATCGGCTACTGGCCGGGGACCACCTACACGCAGGAGAAGACCGCGGGCGGGCAGCTAGTGCGCCGGTACCGCGGGTGGTCGATCTACGAGGCCAGCACGGTGACCGTGCCGGCGGACTACGACGTCGGGGTCGGACGTGGTGCGCCGGGACGCGCGCCGACCCCCAGCGACATCCCGGCAGTGGCCGACGAGGCCCGAACGAAGGAGCGTACCATGGTGGACAACGCTTCGGAGCGGGGCGCGGCCCCTGCCCCGGACACCCGGCCGCAGGAGCTGGCCGTTCTCGCGCGCGAGGGCGGGGTGACCGAGCGCCTGGCGGACTGGATCAGCAACAACGTGACGGTGGAGCAGGCGCGCACCGAGGTCATCAAGACCCTGCGCGAGAAGGCGGCGGCCCAGCCGGTGGTGACGGCGGCGCCCGCGGTGCGGGACGTCCACAACCGCGAGGAGGACCGCTCGTTCACCTCGCTGGCCGACCAGCTGCGCGCCATCAAGCGCGCCGCCTCGGGCGACCTCGACCCGCGCCTCATGGGCGTGCAGCGCGGCGCCCCCTCCGGGCTCGGCGAGCAGGTCGGGGCGGACGGCGGGTTCCTCATCGCCCCGCAGTTCGCCACCGAGATCTTCCGCGTGGCGTTCGAGGGCGGCGAGCTGCTCTCTCGCGTCAACGAGATCCCGGTTTCCGGGAACCAGTACCACGTGCCCATGGTCGACGAGACCGCGCGCACCAACGGCAACCGCTGGGGCGGGGTCCGCGGCTTCTGGGCCGGCGAGAACGACAGCGTCACCTCCACCCGGCCGAAGTTCCGCCGGATGACGCTGGACCTCTCCAAGAAGATCGTGGCCCTGGGCTACGTGACCGAGGAGCAGATGGAGGACGCGCCCGCGACCTCGCGCATCCTGGAGCAGGCGTTCGCCGCCGAGCTCCAGTTCGTCGCCGAGCAGTCGATCTGGGAGGGGTCCGGCGTGGGCCAGCCCCTCGGGCTCATGAACAGCGGCGCGCTGGTCACGCAGGCGGCCGAGGCGGGTCAGACTGCCGGGACCATCGTGGCGGCCAACGTCACCAAGATGTGGTCGCGCCTCCTGCCCGCCGCCCGCGCCAACGCGGTGTGGCTGGTGAACCAGGACGCCGAGCCCCAGCTGCCGCTCATGACCATCGGCAACTGGCCGGCCTTCCTGCCCCCGGGCGGGCTGTCGGGCGCGAAGTACGGCACCCTGTACAACCGCCCGGTCATCGCGGTGGAGTTCGCGTCGACCCTCGGCACCGTGGGCGACATCGTGCTGGCCGACCTGTCGTTCTACGCGCTGGGCACCAAGGCGTCGAACGGCGCGATGCAGCGCAGCATCCACGTCCGGTTCGTGAACGGCGAGGAGACGTTCCGCACGGTGTTCCGCTGCGACGGGGCGCCCATGCTGAACCAGCCGATCACCCCGCTCAAGGGGTCGAACACCCAGTCGGCCTTCGTCACGCTGGCCGCGCGGTAATCCAAACGCGGGGGGCCGACTGGCCCCCCGCCCCCACGCCTTTCCGGAGACCCTTCCATGAACGTGCAGGACTACGAGGTGCTCCCGATCCTCGACCCGGCGGCCGACGCCGCGGGCCGGGCGTCGCGCGCCGTCAGCCTCAAGAATTACACCGGCGTCGTGAAGCTGGTGTGCTACGTCAACCAGGGGAACGCGGCCACCGTGGCGCTGACCCCCGAGCAGTGCACCGCGGTGGCGGGC